ATTTGGTGGGTTTGCCAGCATTAAAAAATATTTTTTTGAAAATTAATAATTACTATGTAGGTTTGTAGTAGCTAAACAAATTAACAATGTCGTTTAATAACAATTTCACTTAATCTTTAATAAAGGGCTTAACCCTGTTGCTTGTTTCCTCCCTCACGGCATGGTAACATTTGTTTAGCGACAGCAACGGGGTTAAGCCTATGCGTTTTATTATGGCTAAAAGATTCACTGCAACGGAAATTTGGAGCGAAGATTGGTTCCTTGATATGCCAATGGAATACAAGCTGTTTTGGTACTATATGCTATCTAATTGCAACCATGCGGGTATATTTAAAGTCAATTTGAGGTCATTTTGTGGTCTAAATGGGGTCAACTTGACCTCAACCAAAGTTCTTGAGTTCTTTAACGCTGGTAAACAACGAATTAGGGTTATAAATTCATCAATTTGGCTTATAAATGATTTTTTTGTTTACCAATACGGGGCTACCCTTAATCCAAATAATAGGGTTCATGCAAGCATTGTGAAGGAGTATTTAAAGCACGGAATAGAATTGACCTCAATTAGAGGTCTAAAAGACCTCAAGGATGGGGTTAAAGATAAAGATAAGGATAAGGATAAGGATATTTATTCTACTAAGTACTGGTTTATTCGATTTTACAAATCCAGTTATGAAAATTATAAATCTGTTTTTAATGGGCAATCAACAACAGAAGATGTTTTTATACAATGGAAGAGTTTTATTGACCTAATTTACGAAAAGAAACTTGATGAACTGTTTGAATGTAAATTTTTAAATCCGCAAGATTTTGGGACGTTGGTTGCTGAAAACAAATTCACAAAGGATAAATGGGAATCCGTTTTGCGCAAAATACTATCTTCTGGGGTAAAGCCAGAGCATAACCTGTTTTTTAGGATACCAGAATTTATGAAATTTATAAAATCTGACACGGCGATTGATGAACCCGGTAAAACAATGGTTTTTTAAATGATTGCAGAAAGTAGCATAAACGAAATAAAGGCAAGCGTTGTAACATACGAGATAGTATCATCTTTTATACAACTTAAAAAAAAGGGCGTTGACTATGTTGCTTGTTGCCCATTTCATGATGAAAAAACGCCATCATTTAGTGTTTCCCCAGCTAAAAATATATACAAATGCTTTGGGTGTGGCAAATCAGGCGACGGTATTACATGGCTTATGGAGCATGAGAAAATGAATTTTATAGAATCTTTAAAATGGGTTGCTGAAAAAAATAACATAAAAATCGAGGAGGTTGGCGAAAGGAAAAATATTGTTAGGCCAACTCCAAGATTAGAAAAATTAAGCAAAGAAACTATTGACTGGTTTGAAAACACAAGGAGAATAAGCAATAATACTCTTTTACGATTTGGGGTTACTGAATCTATTGAGTGGATGCCAAAAGCGCAAGATAGGGTTAAAACTATTTGCTTTAACTATTTTAGGGATGAACAGTTGATAAACATAAAGTACAGGGCTAAGGGTAAGGATTTTATGATGGCAAAGGATGCTGAATTAATATTTTATAATATTGATTCAATAAAAGGAGAAGATACGGTTTACATAACAGAGGGGGAATTAGATGCAATGTCTTTATACGAAGCTGGGATTTACAACGTTATTTCTGTTCCTAATGGAGCATCTGTAAAAGGTGTTACACGATTAGAGTATTTAGATAATTGCTGGAAGTATTTTGTTGATATTAAAAAGGTTGTTCTTGTCGTTGATAACGATGCGGCAGGAGTTAAATTAAGGGATGAATTAGCCCGCAGGTTGGGATTTAATAAATGTTGGGTGGTTAGCTATTTGGACGGGTGTAAGGATGCCAATGATGTACTTGTAAAACATGGTAAAATTGCTTTAGCATCAATAATAGAGCAAATGAAACCATATCCGTTAGAGGGAGAAATTACGATGGATGATATGTACGAAACCGTTGTTGATTTTTATGAGAACGGCTATCCAAAGGGGGCAAATTCAGGGGTGTCTAAAGAGTTTGATGAATTACTTACATTTTACCCCGGACAGCTAACAATTATAACAGGAATACCGGGCAGTGGGAAGTCTGAATTTGTAGATTGGCTAATGGCTTCTCTTTCTAAAAATCATGGTTGGGATTGGGGTATTTGCAGTTTTGAGTGTGAGCCACCCTTCCATGTAACAAAACTTGCTGAAAAATTTACTAATAAAGCATTTGATTTTAGAAGAGACTTGAATCACAGAATGGACAGAGAAGAATTTGAGTATGGGTTAGGAATGGTCGATAAATATTTTCACTTTATGAATTTAAGCCTTGTTGATATTTCTATTGAAGGGCTTATAGCAAAAGCGGAAGAATTTGTTATACGTTATGGGATTAAAGGCTTTCTTTTTGACCCGTGGAATTGTATTGAACCTAAATCCGAAGGGGAAGATAATACCAGTATTATACTTCAAAGATTAAATAAACTAATTGCTTTTTTAGACAAATATAAGGTTCATGGGTTTTTGGTTGCACACCCAACAAAACTTGGTAAAGATAAGAATACAAAGAAATTTGAAATACCTAACCTTTATAGCATATCTGGTTCTGCTCATTTTTTTAATAGAACCCATAATGGTATGAGTATTTATAGGGATTTTACTACCAACCAAGTTGATGTGTATGTACAAAAGGTGAAGTGGAGTTGGCTGGGCAAATTAGGGTTTTGTAGTTTTAATTTTGATACTTACACAAGAAAATACAATCCAATATAAATGAAGATAATACAGACTTGGTATAAGGGGATAAAATTTAGATCAAGAACAGAGGCCAGATGGGCCGTTTTGTTTGATAAGTTAAGTATAGAATGGGAATACGAAGTAGAGGGGTTTGTTATGAAAGATGGTATTTGCTATCTGCCAGATTTTTGGTTGCCAGAATTTGAAGGAGGTATGTATGCAGAAGTTAAGGGAAGATTTACAAAAGAAGAAAAAAAATTATGTAGGGATTTATGCTTTCAATCTGGGCATAAGGTTTTGTTGTGCGAAGGGATACCATCATTAAGAGAGTATGAATTTTTAGTGAAAAATAAAAAGAAAAAATGCGTTGATTGGTTTGTTGGGTTGCCAAATGCCAATAGGGCTGAATATGAAAATAGAATGTTTGCGGAAAGCGGTCTTGGCGATGCTATTACATTTAAAATAAAAGATGAAAATGCTTTGCAGATAAACTTAGAATATCTTAAAGCAATAAGGGATGCCAGAAGTGCAAGATTTGAGCATGGAGAAAGTGGCAGTTTTCCCCAAAACGATTAACCAATATAAAATACACTTTAGTTATGCCGGGAATAGTTTTTTTAATGGACGCATTTGGGGATATTGTAAAGCAACAAAGATATGAATGTCCATACGAGATTAATAATTTAAGAATAAAATGGCGCTCCTTGTACGGTAAGGCTTACAGAGATGAAAATGTGGTTATTAAAAAAGACCCGAAAAAAGAAAAATACATTAAGCCTAAAGTTGATTACAGTAAAGGAGTTCCCGGAAAGGCAAAGAAAAAAGGTCAAATTAGAGCAAGTCAATATTATTAAAAATGAAGAAAAGGATATCTTATAAGCTACCAATAAAGCCCCCTATATTTAACGAGGGGATAGTTAATAGATTTGAGCAGTCGGCAATTATAGGTATGTGGCGAATGGGTAATAGCGATTCAGTCATAAGCAATATATTGAATATTGACTTATCTAAAGTAAATGGTATTGTAAAGCTATACGAATCCATTTGCGATAAAGAAATTAGAGGATAAACAAAATGATGTATCTGGTTAGCCCTCTAATCTGGGAGTGATACTCTTTCGCTCCCAGTAATTTTTTAAAAATTACTAATTAAAATAATAACAGCATGAAAAGAAGTTATTCGGAATATGGTAAAAATTGGATGTATTTTCATTTTGGATGGCATTTTGATATTAGTTATGAACTTTGCGGATATTTTGATGCAAGACACAGGATTAATATTGATTTAATATTTTTTAGTTGGACAATAATATTGCCGATATGGAGCAAGTATTCAGATGAATGTTCTTCCCCAAAATACGGCATAGCTATTCATAATAGTACTGTTTGGATTTATCGTGGCGGGAAGGGTAATATGAATGGCGGGACTAAATGGTGGACTTGGGATATCCCTTTTATTACAAAAGAGTGGGTTAGAACATCTATTTTACTAAAGGATGGTACTTGGGAGCATGAAACCAAAGGGAACAAAAAGGACTTTTTTAACGATGAGTGGAAATCTAAGCAAGCATCATGGACTTATGACTACACGGACAATTACGATATGGATATAATACCCACTACAATTTACGTTGATGAAAGAGAGTGGAGGCCAAAGTGGTTAACATGGACAAAATTATTTGCTAAAACACGGCGCACAATAGATATTCATTTCTCAAAAGAAGTTGGCAAAAGAAAAGGAAGCTGGAAAGGAGGCTGCACAGGATGTGGGTACGAGTTGCTTAAAAACGAAACCCCATTAGACTGTTTAAAAAGAATGGAAAAAGAACGTAAATTTTAACCAATGAGAACAGACATATCCATAGGTAGGGTTAGTAGCTTACTTGTATGGTGTGGTAAATCACATCATGGTAAGACAAGCGTTAAGCCAAAGACAAAGAAGCTATCCCCTATATCTGACCAAACATTAATAAATTTAATACTACTGGCTAATGGTACTTTACATAGTCAGTTAAGACCATAACCTAAAAAAAACAGTAGTTTAAAATTTGGATGTTAATATGAATTATGTATCTTTGATACTTGCGAAACAGACCGATAAATACAACAACATTTTTAACTTATTGCCGTAGCATTCACAGCCTTTAGTTCTGTTTCGCAAAAACCTGTCTTTTGGCTTTGCTACGGCAACTATATTTTTTTTAAAACTTAGTCTATGACTGATTATGAATTATTTTTAGAAAGCAAAAGAAAAAAACACATTTATTCAGGATTTGACGTTAAGTTAAAAACAGAACACTTATTCCCTTTTCAAAAGTGGGTTGTTGAACGTGCTTTATTTGCAGGAAAGTATGGTGTGTTTTCAGGAACAGGGACAGGCAAAAGTAGGATGCAGTTAGTATGGAGCGAACAAGTTGCTAATTACACAGGGAAGCCGATTTTGCTTTTAGC